GATCTTGTGGCAATCGTGAGAGCCACCGAAAGCACAGGCCTGTACATTCAGATAGTCGGGCGCGGCACACGCATTGCGCCGGGGAAAGACAACTGTCTGGTGCTGGACTACGGCGACAACGTGATGCGCCACGGCTTCATTGATCAGATCAAGCCGAAGATCAAAGGCCGCACCGAAAACGGAGAAGCGCCCGTCAAGAAATGCCCTGAATGTTTGACTGTCAATCATGCCGCCGTTAGAGTATGCATTGAGTGCGGCCACGAATTTCCGCCTCCTCAGTTCAACCACGGAACGAAGGCATATTCTGGGGCGATGATCTCCACACAGGTAGAAGCCGAATGGGTTGACGTTAATGATGTGGGATATTCGCGCTGGCGCAAGGAAGGCAAGCCAGACAGCATTCGCGTCACCTATTATTGCGGCCTGATCAAGGTCTCCGAGTGGCTATGCCCTGACCACGGAGGTTATGCTGCGGAGCGATACCAGAAGCGGATGCCATCGCTAGGAGCGTCTGCCATGACCACCGAAGACGCCATGCTTGAGTGCGACCATTGGATCAAGCCGCGCAGGATAAAGGTGAAGCCGAATGACAAGTTCCACGACATTGTACAACTCGACTATAGCCAGCCCAAGCGGCTCACCGCCGAAGAGTTGGCAGAACTACAAGAGCCGCTGTTCTGATTGCGTGAGCCTGTACGATGCTCGATATTGCACTCATTGGCGTGACGTTGTACCTGATGAGGTACAGAAAGAAGGCTGCGATGCGTTCAACGGTTTCCCTCCCTTCTGAGCATGACGAGCAAGCCGGATTCGTTCAATGGTTCCGATCCAAGTGGCCTCGTGTATTGATATTTGCAATACCGAATGGTGGCAAGCGCAACATCTCGACGGCAAAGAAGCTGAAGGCCGAAGGCGTTGTTCCTGGCGTGCCAGACTTGTTTATTCCGGCATGGGGAATCTGGATCGAGATGAAGCGCCAGAAAGGCGGGCGCACTTCATCGGATCAGGACGACATGATTTCATACTTGGAAAGCATCGGCCATCGCGTTATTGTTGGCTATGGCGCAACCGATGCCAGCGACAAGCTGCTGTCACTTCTGAATATGGGAGGGGCGGCAACTAAAGGAGGATAGCCACCGCCCCTAGCATCCGGGAGCGAGCAGACCGGATGCTTGCGTTAACGATTGATTGAGAATTCTAGTCTAGGCTTGCCATAGTTTCAAGGAGGAACGTCATGGCGAAATATGAATACGATGCCACACAAGAAGAGTGGCTTCATGGTGATCCGGGCGTGCTGTCCGGTTCAGTGGCCGCTGCTGATCAGCGGTATGCCAAGTCTACCCAGGTCAGGGAGAGCTGCGCCCCTCGGCTCTCCCTGATCGACTGGCTGATCTGCGGCCCAATCATGGTCGGTCTTGGCTTCTTGATGGGAGTTTACTGGCCGTGATGAGGTATCTTATTTTGATCGCCGCGATGACGGCTGGAAGTGTCTTGGCACATGCTTCGGATGCCACTCGATTGGTTACATCGGAGGCGAGACGGCAAGGCGTGCCGGTCGGATTCGCCTTGAAGATGGCAAAGATCGAGAGCGGTATTCGATGCCACAACCACAACAAGCGAAGCAGTGCATCAGGCCCATTGCAGGTGCTTCGCGGCACTGCGCGGGCTATGGGCTATCGTGGCGACATCCGGCGTGCTTCATGCGCTACGCAGACGCATTACGGGATGAAGCATCTGGCTATGTGCTGGCGCGGAGCACGAGGCAATGCGGCACTGGCGAAACGATGCCACCAGGTTGGCGTGTCTGTATTGTACAGCAAAAAGAAGAGGAGGCGTTAATGACCAGAGAACCTGATCTTGAAACCGTCAATCGCGCATTGGGCGAGACTGTCAGGAAATTGCAGCAAGACTTGGCCGATGCTGACAGAAGAATCCGGCGGCTTCGAGAGGAATTGGCAGAGGCACACAGAGCGGCGGCACTAGCATCTGGGAGGGATTGGTGAGTGAAGGAATGGATGATGACCAATTCGCCCACATGCTCAAGCTCTCTACTGTTTACATCCCAATCCTCAAGAGCAGATGTCTTTTTGATGATTTGCAAGATATGGACAGATCAGAGGAACACAACGCTTTAAACTGTCTGGAGATCGTGGCTGACACCTTCGTGGAGATGCAGCGCAGGCTGGGTGTGAAGCCGAAGTTTAGAGTCAAAGCCAGTGCCGCAATATCGGGAGACAAACATGAGTGATATTGACACCATAGTAGGAAGGCTCCGCCACTGCTCTGAAAACTGTGGCGATGAGTATTTGCGAGAGCTTACAGGAAAGGCCGCTGACACCATTGACCGCCTCACCGCCGAGGTGGACTGGCACAAGGAAAACAGTGCAAGGTGTCAAGACACTCAGGCCGCTCTCTTATGGGAAATCACTCACCTAACCGCTGAGCGCAATAAGCTGCGGGCGGCGCTGCTGGTCGCGCGCAAGTATGTGCTGGTGCAGTCGTGCGAGTTGTCTCTCATGCCGGAAGACGCGGCGAGAGATCTTGATGTTATTGATGAGGCTTTGGAGGAAAATGATGATTGAACTTGGTAAGCAGTACCAGACTAAGGATGGTTGCGAAGCCCGTGTCTATGCGGTTGATGCAGGTAGCGCCCATTCTGTTCACGGTGCAATTAAAAGGAACGGCGAGTGGGTTGTAACCACATGGTCAAAAGAAGGCCACTGGGGTATTGGCAATTCCATAAACGACCTCGTTGAAGTGAAGCCGCGTATACGGCGTGAGGTGTGGGTGAATGTGTATCCCAGTCAAGTCACTGACGTTATTCACCGCGACAAAGCCACCGCTGACGCTGTGGCACAACAAAACCGCATCGCCTGTGTGAAGTTAGTGATTGATGTAGAAGAGGGGGAAGGACTGTGATCAAGCCTGAGCAGATACCAGATGAGGTGGTGGAGGCTTTTGTAGATGCCTACTACGCCAAAGATATGACCCGCAAAGCCGCCATCGCCGCCGCTATCAATTCGTGGCCGGGGGCGCAGAAAGATAGGGTGTTTCTTGGCGTCCTTCTTGATGGACATGACAACAGGACAACCCGCCTTTGCCTCCCCTTGCCGAAGGATGCCGCTGGTGCCTGACACCCTCATCGTGGACCCGCCTGAAGGCTGGCGCTACGGCTTCCCTAAAGCCGTGCCGGATAATCGCAGGAACGACATCCTCGCGTGGATGGTAGAGCAAGGCTACCCGCGCCAGATCATTGACGAATGGGTTGAGGAGCATTTCCCACTGCGCTGCTGGTACGAGGAGCCGCGCAATGATTGACCCGAAGCAGATACCCGACGAGGTGGTGGAGGCGGCGCATCGTGCTTTCTACGCCGAGAAGCCGTGCGGGTTTCGTGAAGCCCTCGCAGCAGGGCTGGCAGCGTGGCCGGGGATGGAGTGCCGCCCGACATTCACGCCGTCACGGATCATCCTGCCGCTGGCACAGGAAACGCCATGAAGCGTTTTCGCCACATGCCTATCCCGCAACGCGCGCACCCACTGGTGCGGCGACTGTACGCAGAGATGAACAGCCAACGAATCGGCGTCACCGACATGGCCGAGCGGACGGGCATTGCAAGGAACACGTTCAAGGGCTGGCGAACGCGGCACTGCCCGCGCGGTGCAGAACTGGAAGCCTGTTATAACGTCCTTGGAATGAAACTGACGGTAAAGGTGGTGAGAGATGAGTGACATCCTAGACGAACGCGAGAAAACCCACGGCGATTATTATCAAGTGTCTATGATGGCACAGGAACTGAAGGACGCCATGCGGCGTGGCAAGAAATGGAGAATACTAGACGATATGCAGCGCGAGACGCTGGAGATGATCGCCAGCAAGATTAGCCGCATCCTGTCAGGTAATCCGCACGAGTCCGACCATTGGCGTGACATCGCTGGCTACGCCACGTTGATCGAGCGGTGGCTCACACCACCGGCTGACCTCGAAACCAAGTCTGACCGTTGATCACGCGGCAGAACTCCGGCTCGAGCAACATGCCGCTAGGTGCAAAGTGCAACACCACAAAACCCTGCGACCAGTTCACGGGGTTGTCTTCCGCATAGGCAAACTTGTCGTTATCAGGTCCGTAATCCGAAAGCGTGCCGCACTCTACGCCCCATCGAAGGCCATTGTAATCCGCAAACATGGTCGCCTGGAGCCGATGCGTGTGGCCGGTCACAATCGACTTGCCGCTCTTCAATGTGTTGTTATAAGCCCCATGCACGCCTTGGTGGATGCGGTGCTTTACCACCGTGTGCTCATTGAGCCATAGGCTTGTGCTAAACTGCCACGCAGGGGAGTGGTCTGCGATGTCAAATCCTTGAACCTGTACATATTCCGGCGCTGCTTGAGCCAGTCTCGCCATGAAGCGGTTGTCGTGGTTGCCATCGGTCCACATGAGATAGCAGCCGGGAGGAGCATAAGCCTCGATCTCTGCGTGACGTTCCTTGACGGCTTCTAGTTCCTCGGCCACGCTTGGCGTCTGCACACGAGCGCCAGGAGGATGGCGACTAATCTTCGCACCGTCGAAGCTGTCGCCGTTCATGATGACCATCGAAGGCTGCAAGTCCTTGATGATCTCGATCATGGCCGCAAACGCCTTGCTACGTTCTCCCGGCCAAAAATGCCCATCGCTGCCGATGATGACGGGGCCGACAACATTTTCTTTTAAGGCGCGAAAACCTTTTGTTGGCACCTCGATCTTGATCCGCTGGGCTGGCTGCGAAATCGTGTTCAGAATGATTCCATGCTTGCGCTCAAGGCTATCCCGTCGAGCGTTGACGCCGCGCAGGTTGAGGCCCAATTCCTTGGATACGGCAGACGGTGATCCAAGACGCTTCCATGCGTCGATGAACTCTTGATCGGAGTACCTCTTGGTCATTCGCTACTCCTGCGCGCGGCGAAAGTTTAGCCGCCAGATCACATCTGCAACTTGCTTGCCGAACATATCGATCTACTTTTCTTCTGCTTCTGGAAAGACAAGATGCGCCACCTCATGTGCTGCGATCTCCAAGAGCAACTTCGGCTTCTGAAGGAGGCGCGGGTCTAGCTGGATGTGATCTTCATCAATATAGGCCCAGCCCCAAGCACGTTCGCATGTCTTCCATTCGATGGTGATCTTGCGTCGTGCCATAGTGTTACCTCTTGCATCGCTTCCGATGATGATCCCATTCGCCGCCACGGCGGATGCAATCCCTCCATTCCTGTTCCTTCTCAGGCGGCATTCGTTTCATTAGAAAAGGCAACGATGCCTTGAACATAACAATGCCAAGGCCAAACCAGAAGGATGGCCTTTGAGCGACGAGAAAGCCGCCAGCGCCAATGCCGATCAACAGCACGACTATGGCGGCAATCTCGATCCAGTTCACTTCTTGGCCCAGATAGACCAGCCAGCGGCGAAGATGACGCCGAGCGCGCCAATGATCTCATTCATGGCCGTAGCATCAATGACTCCGGTGCCGACAACATAGCCGCCACCAGCCGCGAGAACGGCGCGAACAACGCCCCAAACCATTTCCTTCGTCATCACTTGCTTCCTTTTGTTGTGCCGGGATATTGCTTCCACGGCAGTTGAAAATGCGGACCGTCTTTGAACGAAACCCAGTCACCGCCCCACTCTAGCAACACGTTCTCAGCCTTCGCCGCTGCCTTCATTCGCTTGGCAAGGCTATCGTACAGAGGCCAATCCCAACGCACCTGGCCTTTGATCGTGCAAGCCAAATCAACAGCGTGTGAAAAACCATTTGCCGCAGGAATGTGGCGAGACCGTAACGTCTTGGATGCGCGCTTGGCCTTGAGGATTTTCTGCTCCTCCAGCGTGCGCACGCCGCAGGTGACGACGAAGCCCGTATCAGCGTCCTTCCAATCGGAAGCGCATCGATTGACCACACGCACCAGATCGGGATGGACACCTTTCAGCTTGGCGAACGATGCGCTGTTCAGTTTCATTTCCTCAAGGCCTCCTCGATGCTGTCGAGCTTCGCCATGATGGCGCGGCTCGTCTCGCGGATTTCCTTGATTTCACGGTCATGCGCTGTACGCGATGTTTCGGTCTGCGCTTGCAGAACTGCGATGGCAGTCTCGTGCGCCTGTTGCTGGCGGTAGATAACCCAGACAAACGCGGCCACTGGCGCGATGATCCATTGCATGATGGCCCCGAGCACCTTGAAGGTCTGATCGTCAATCATGTCAATGTCTCACGGAGAAGAGGCATATTCGCGGCGACGGAACATCCAGACTTTTCCGGCTATAATATTGCCAGCCGTAAATCTTACGCGGGCACGCAACAATTTTTGCAATGTCCCATCGTAAGATGCGCCATCAATTCCAAGCCCCACATTGCTATCGGAATAGCCGTCTCCTTTTACCAGATGCGTTTTTGTGGCAATGCGCGGCATCAAAATTTCAACATCATATCCAAACTCGTTGCTTACACTAGACTCATCAGAGGTATAAGCAAGCCTTCTGTATGCTGCGGTTGTTGCAAAGAATGCCTCAAGATTTAGTCGCACGGTTGCACCGGCATCGCTTTGCATCAAATGCGCAATAATTCGGTATTCGTAACCATCCACAAAGTCTGGCGTGACGAAGGAACTCACCGTACCCGTCACTGCGTGATCATAGATCAACCCAGTTTTACCATCGCCAATGGACACCTTGTCATACGGATGCCAGCCAGAAACCATGACAGGAGCGCCGTTTGCAGCTTCTGCAATAGCCGAAGGATTGTCGCGCAACGCCGTCACGGTCGTGCTTGACGGAATGCCGCCAACGGCAACCGCTGCGTTTGAGATGCTCGTCCATGTTGTCATCAAAGCCACCTATACGGTTGAGGAGTCCCGCTCAAGTCATTACCACTATCATCGAGCCAGCGCCACGGCTGGGCAACGCCATTGCCGTCAAGTCCCGCATCGGTCAGCCAGGTCCAGAGCACGCCGCCCTTCTCGTTGTCTTCCGCTGTAAAGCGATATGTCAGGCCGTTGCGGGCTACCTCTGCTGAGGTGATAAGCCACTCGCCATCGCGCGGCGCACCTGTGAAATCAACATCCAGATAGTGCCGTATCTGGACAACCGATCCGGTCCAGATATTCGCGGCATCTTTGGCCGATAGGTCGAAGGTGATTTCCTTGCGAACATCCGAGAAGCGGTCAAGATAGTTCTGGGCGAGGGAGTTGGCGATTGCCTGTGTGCTAATGAACCGGCAGAACAGTTCCCTGATCTGCGGTTCGCCGCCATACTGCACTTGCTTCAGAACATCGATGTATACGGAGACGCGGGAATAGTTGCTCTTCTCGGTCACGCTTGGGATCGGCGTGCGTTGCAAATAGTAGACATGCGTCTGAGATGCGCGCTCTTCCGGCTTCTCTTCGATTGAGAAGCTGCCAGCAACAATAGCATCGTCATCAGTCAAAAGCGTAGGAGATGGCTGCGGCCTGACAGGCTCCATGAGAATCTTTTGGACGCGCTCATCCCACCACAAATTCGAGACGGCCTGGAGGCACACCTCGGCTAGAAGTTCTTCGATCTTGTCGGGGTCAGTGATCCACGCAGTGAAATTGTAGTCTGGCCGATAGGTGGTCTGTGCTGCCGCCCAATCCGCGAAGTTGATGTATTTCGCAGGGATGCCGCCCCAATTAACAAGAAGGTCATAGAGGATTTCGTGGAATGGCGTGGCGTTATAATAAAGCACGCGCTGCACGCGGTCGTTCTGACTTTGAGCCGCTGCTGTTGTTCCGGCCAGTCCTCGTGTCAGCCCATCGAAGTAGATGTTGCCGCCGGTCGTTTCATAACGCTGGGTATATTGGATCACCTCGCTGTTGATCCTGACATAGCCAGTTGCAGGATAGTCGTTCAAGGTTGCGCCAGCCACGGTCATGGCCGTTGCTACGTTCGTGATGTTCGAGGCCAATTCACCACGGCTTAGATACGGTGCCGTCAGGTTGGTGTCAGTGATCTTTCGCAGGATGTCCTTGGCCGTGATCGAAACGCCATTGCGACCAGCGTCAATTTTTTCGATCACATATTCCCGCTGCGTCATGACCGAAAGCGGTTCGCCTATCAGCCCCTCATAGATGTTGAGTGTGTATCCGATGTGATACGGATTGCGGGCAAGCCACTTGCTCCAGAAGCTGCCGATCTGGTCTGGATCATAAGCGCGCGTGGAGACGTAAGGATCGGTGCCTACGTCATTCCAAGGGAAGTCCTTGATACGGACATTGCTCACGGCGCGATAGCCTAGCGGGCTTTTATTACGCGATCCAGAGGCCACGTTGAGGACGGTCGGAGCCGTCTGATAGTTCTGCATTGCCGGGATAGCGAGTGCGGGCTGATAGATGTAATCGATCAGGAACGGATCGCCCGTTTCAGTGGTGAGCGTGTTGCCATTCTCGGTCAGCAGATTGGTGTTGTTATCTTGCCACTCGTAAACGTCATCGTTGACGAACCGCAGCGTCAGTGACTTGCTCAGATCAAGAGCCGATAGGAACTTGCAGGTGCGATCCGTGTTCCAACAGGCATCGCCCGTTGCATTGCACGGCGAGACGCCGAACGTGCGGGAGCAGAGCGGCTGGATGATCTCGACAATCTCGACGGGGCGCGCTGCAAAAGTCATCAGTAATATCCTGTGACGCCGAGGCTGATAGAGCGATAAGCCTTGATCCCCATGTTTACTGGTTCAACGTCTCGGTCAGTCCAGACGAAGCCGACATCGGTCGTGATCTTGGACGGATTGCCAGCGATGCAGAACGGCTGCAATGGCAGCGTTTTTGCGAACGGCTCGAAGTATGTGTCGTACCAAGTCGTTGTTAGATACTCCCAATCGTATGATGAGGTGACGGCGCGCCTCTTGATGATGCGCCCAAGCCATTGGCCAGTCTCGGAGAACTGCTGCTGTGCTTCCGTGACGCGGTTGAGGTTGAGCGGCCTATGCCCTCCGTAGATCGGGATTGGCATTTGCAGAGCAGTGCCAGCGCGGATGATGCCGATGGCGATGTCAGTGCCGTCATTGATGACAAGTCGCACTTCGCGGATTGTATAGGCAATTCCATCGTTGTTGAAGAGGGCGCAGATGGTTGTGTTGTCTGTCGGGCTGACGGTTGCGCGCGTTGTATGTGCGCCGCCAGCCGTCGATGCGGTCGAGATTGTGATCATCTTTCCTGATAGATTGTGCGCTGCGATGAAGACGCAATCAATTGTGGCATTAGATGCTGTTTGCAAGGTCCAGGTATTAGACCCCGGCGCAAGTTCCCAACGCTGTGATGTGTAGTCATTCGTCGCATAAGACGGATTGGTTCCGCCGCCAGAGACAGTGCCGGTTATCATATCCCACAAGATGCGGGCATGGTTAAGCGGCTGATTCGTTTCGACTATATAACTGGCGGTGTTGATGGTCACGGCGTTCCTGCCATTTCAATCCAGTTAGTTCCGTCACAAACAAGCAATGCCCATGCTCCATCTGTCGCTGGTAGAATAGCGGTTCCTGCTGAACCTCCTTCACGCGGCACAACATTAGATGACGCAGATATAACGGTAAATGCTTGGATTGTTGAGATCACGAGAATGCGACCAGCACTAGAAGCGGCGGCAGGAAGCGTGATTGTATTAGGTGATGAGCCACGATTAGAGATGATGAATGTCACACCAGCTGCGACTGTGTAATCTGTCGTGACAGTCACCGGAGCAGCAAGGGCAAACGATCCGTTGACTTGCAGCTTCGCCGTTGGCGTTGCCGTGCCGATGCCAACGCGATCCGTAGAAGCGTCCACGAAGACAAGATTGGCGTCTGTGTCACCCTCGATGCGTTGGTCTACGTCAGCGCCAGCATCGTTGAAGACGTTGGCCCCTGCGAATGACGCAGCCGGGACATTCTGAAACAACTCCGCGCGCGTCTGCTTCTTGGTCTCTGGAACACTTGAGTCCACCACCACATAAAGGTCATCCGTGGCCGTGTTGGCCCCGGTCAGTGCTGATAGTGCGCTAATCTTGATGTCGGCCATCAGGCTATCACTCCGCGAATTGTGCCGCCGTTGCGCTGCGTGCTGTTAAGCTGGTCGATGAACTGCCTGGCGAACTTCTCGCCAAAGCCCATCGGATCATTCATCATTGTAAACTGGAACGTGGTCGTTGGCGATGCCGCTGCCGGGGCTGCGGATGCACCACCGCCACCGCCTCGACGGCCACCACCGCCACCGCCTCCATTACCGCCGCCACCGCCTTCGGAGACGCCCTTGATAGCCGCCACGGCACTCATGCCCTTGGCAAAGACGGCGGCATAATTGGCGAACTTCTGAATGGGCGTGATGGCCGTTGGATCATTCATCGCACTAACGGCTGCGCGAATGGTGTCAACGATTGCTTGTGCGGCTGCTGCGGCCTTCGCCACTTTAAGCAGACGCTTTCCGCCCGCTTGTGCGACTTGCGCCATAGAGCCAAAGAATGAAGACGCGGCAGTCAGATCACCATCAAGACGCTGAGACTGAATGGCAGCAAGAGATGTAGCATGATCTTCGGCCAGCTTGCGTGATAGGTCATAGTATTCTTGCTCGGAAAGCAGCTTGTTCGCCAGTGCTCCGTCAAGAGTTTCTTGGTTGAGCGCGTATTCTTCCGCAAGAATTTCACGCTCAGTTGCGAACTGGTCACGAATAGTTTGGAGTCTATCAACGAAGAACGGGTCTTCCTCTCGATAGATACCAGGCTCTTTCATTTTTCCAGCTTCGCCATCTTTTCCGGGGATTTCCGGAATGAAAGCGCCAGCATTTGACTTCTCGACCATCGCACGAGCCGCAGAAAGGTCGGCTTGAAGACCTGATAAGTCTATTCCAATTGCGTCAGAAATCTGCTTTCCGAATTCTGCCATTCCTGGCACCATGTCTTGAGCAGTCTGATAAACGAAATCTAAACCCTTCTTGAGTTCATCTACGCTGTCGGTGGCGATTGCAATGCCAGCCGCTAGTGTAATGAACCCGACAAGGCCAATCTTCTTGGCGGCGTTAAATGCCGTCATTGTTATGGTCGCGGCTTTTACTGCTTGTGCAAACGCCACGAAACCAGATGCAGCGCCAAAGATGTAGCGGGTGAATAGAACAAGCCCAAGGCCTTTGAGCATATCGCTCAGAAGGCCGAGATTATCTTTCACTACAATGACAGCGCGGGCCATACCTTCAAGGATGCGCCCAGCCGTTTCTCCCGCAGACTTGAAGCTATCAGTTGACGATGCGCTATTAATGAGAGCGGATGTAATGCCTTCTAGTGCAGGGAGCATTCCAGTTGCAAAACTGGTTGTTGCCCCCAATACATATTGTTGCAGCCTGACAAGATTGTCATTGAAATTTGCGGCGCTTTTTGCTGTTTCGCCGGATACTACAAGCCCGAACAATCGCGCTTGCTCCGTAGCATCCGCAAGCCCTTGAGCGCCAAGGTTCAAAATCGGAATGAGATTGAGACCGGAACGTCCGAAAAGCTCAAGCGCCCATTGGGATTTCCCAACGCCCTCTGGCATTGATGCAAACTTGTCCGCGACATCAACAAGAACATCATTGGCAGAACGCAACTGGCCGTTGCTGTCATAGATCGAGACGCCTAGTGCATCAAACTTTTCGGCACCTTCTCCCATGCTGCGGATGAGCATGGTCAGCCCAGTTTGCAGTTGCTCTGTCGATACGCCATTTACTTTTGCGGCATAGGTGAGCGCGGAAAGCTCCTCGGCAGCAATTCCGACTTTCTCGGCCATCTCATCAATGCTGTCGGCATAGTTGATCGCCGCCTTACTAGCCGCGACAAACACACCAGCGGAAAGTGCCCCGGCAATTCCAGCCGCAGCGCCTTTCGCAAACCTGCTTAATGAACTTTCTGCCTTGCCTAGTGCTCGATCAAGGCCAGACGAATTGCCGGTGATGTTGACTTCAATTCCGCTAACTTGAGCCATGCAACAGTTCCTTTAGTTCCTCTACATCGGCCCTAGTCAGTTTCCCTGCGTATGTTTCGCCTGGCTCTTTCGGCTTCTTCAACTCGTATTCCAACCACCACTCGGGAATGGTCATCTCCCAGAAATCGCTAGGCTGAATTCCCCATTCCCTCGCCCATAGATACATCCCGTTCCAGTCTAGTTCTCCATACTCTCCATGATCTTCGCCCTCGCCTTCGACTGGCTTTCGGTCTGGGCGTCTGGATTTTTTGACTTGTCTTCAGTCGGAGAGAACGATGTGAGCACAAGGCTGATCAAGGAAGTGATGCTTTCCTGATCGCCCGTGACAAGTTCCTCATAGACCTGTTCGTCCGTAACCTTGGCACCTGCCGATTGCAACATCTTGGAAAGAACGAAAGCGATGTGACTGACAGGCGGGCGACCTTGGCTTGTGCGAACGGCAATGTCCGTGAAGGATATGTCGCCCATCTCGATGGATCGCATTAGCTTCATGGAAGGGACGAAGCGATATTCTTCACCCTTCCACTTGATTGTTAGCTCCCGAAAAATTGCCATGATTACGAGGCCGTGAACGTAATTGTGCCAGAAGACTGGATCGAGGCCGTGAAGGTCGTGGCGTCTGCCTGTTCGCCGGTCACAGCGAAGCTGGCAAGGAAGAAGTTGCCGGTGAACGATCCGAGGCCAAGCAGTTCGATGGTGTAGGATTCGAGCAGCGCCGAGGCGGTGCCGACGGCCAGCGCCAGGAAAGTGGTGTCCTCAAGGATGCCTTCGACTTCGGCATCGATGGAGCGGACACCGACATCAGCCAGCATCTTGCGCCAACCGTTGTCATCCTTTTCAGTGATGTCAATCGGCTCGTTGTTGATGGTGAAGCTATCGGCACGAGCACCAGCCACGGCAGTCGAACCGCGCTTGATACGGACTTTGCGTCCAGCGATTGCGGGCATGTTTCAGTTCCTTTCTTAGGTCACGGGTCCACGGATGTTAGAGAAGGCCACCGTAGACCCTACGCTATTGGTGGCGGTTACACGGCACCGAATATACTTTCCGGTGTCGGAGCCTGTGAGTGTGTAAGTCGTTCCGGTAGCAGAGGCGATGTTGGCCCATGACGGGTCATTGGCATCAGCATCATTGCCGCGCTGCCACTGGCGGGCGAATGTGATCGTGGCATCGCCAGCCCATGTGCCGTTTGTCGTGGTCTGGACGTTGGTTCCGGAAAGCGTGCCGGTGATCGCCGGGAGAACGGTATTGTAGGGACCAATGGTGGCGGTCATGTTTTCGCCGCTCTCAAGTGTGGCGGTGAATGTCACGACATCAGCCTGTTCCGCGCCGATCTGAAGGCCTTGAAGCATGAAGTCGCCGGTCAAGGTGCCGATGCCAGAGATCGTGACCACGCACTCCTTGAGAAGCGCCGTGGTGGCGGTGCCTACGGAATCCGCCAAGAGGACGGTATCCTTCAGCACGCCTTCGATCTCGCAAGAGACGGAGCGCAAGCCGACATCGCCCAGCATGGTGCGCCAACCAGCATCATCCTTGTCCGTGATGTCGAGTGGCTCATTATTGATCGTCACGCTGTCAGCACGAGCGCCCACGATGTTGGAGCCGTTGCGGCTTATGCGAACTGATCGGCCAGAAATAGCCATGCAAGAACCTCTTCTTTGGCCGTGATTATATCACGGAAACTATGCAATCCACAATACACGGTACAAGATGAGGCCGCGCTTGGTCTTGCCATCAGGATCGCGCGAGAAGTTGCAAGAATCGAGTTCGGTGGTGATGTGCGTGACGCCCGCGATGGAAAGCGGCTGGCGGCGCATCCTGCCATCCACGGCATCGACTACAGTCTTTAGATCGAGCATGGATGCGGCGCGGTCCCATACATCAATCTGAACGATTGCCGATCCGCCAAGGTCATCTTTGCTGTCGAACGGATTGATCGTATCAGCTCCGATGGTTATGAACGGGAATGCCGATTCCAATTCACTGTCAGCCGCCTGGGGGACATCGGTAAAGATCGCCACGAGCGGGCTGTAATAGGTGCTAAGAAGGCTGGTGACGGCGCTATCGTTAAGCCGGTTGTAGACTGCCGTCTGGAGATCATCAGATTTCATTTCGTTGTCTTCTCCGCGCGTGCCTTGGCCTTGGCGATTGCAATTTCGACCCGTTTCAGCATCTTTGGAATCGCCCGCTCGACGGCGGGAATCCAAGACGGACGTTTGCCCATTCTGAAGGTGCCGAACTCTAGGTAGTAGGCATAGTCAAGACGGCTTCCGATGGCTCTGGAATACTTGCCACGGCTTTCGTTGTAGATCGAAATGACAAGCCCGCCGCTATCGGTAGCCGGTGCTTCGCCCGGAGCAGATGCTCGGTGAACCTTATCGTTGTTCACGCCTCTGGCATATTCCCTGCCTGTCTTGGGTGGCCCCTGTATAGCCTTACGGACGTCCGTGACGGCTTCCAAGGCGGTGGCATCGACAATGAGAGCCAGAGATTTACCAAGGTCTTTTCCATAGGCTTGCAAGGCCGCGTTGACCTCTTTTAAGCCCTTGATCTCGACCTTGACATCGGTCACGCCGCGACCCCGCCATCAACGTCGATCTGAAGCCACTTATTGGCGAACTCCATGTTATCGAGGAACCGGATGTTGTGGATCTTGTTTCTGATCTGCACGCGATCGGAATCAAGCAATGTTGAGGTGTATCGAACCACAAGGCGCAACCGAACGGTTGCCTCGGTGCGGTCATGGGCAAATCGCTCCGAGCCGCCAACCGGCACCACATAGGCGCGGGTCGGTGCTCCGGAAACGGTGGACCATGATTCTGTCTGGCCCCCTGCACCATCACTGGTCAAGGTGCGGCGCTGGAACGTCACTGGCTCTTTCAGCTTGCCGGAATTCATGTCGCAACATTTGATCATCGACTAATGAACTCCACGATGTCCATGTTCACGGAAACGTCAACGGTGCTAGCCGATACGTTGGCAAGGAAGCCGAAGTCGCACAGCGGCGGGAAGTAGAGCGGCGGATCGAAAACAACGTCGAGAAGTCCGGCACTTTGCGGATACTCGGTCACGAGCAGCAGCGAGGTATATGGTGCCGCCGTCTCAAGGATATTTTCTCGCTTGTACAGGACGATGTTCGCCTTCTTGTCGGCATCGCTCGAAATGGTCACGTTGCGAAGTGCGGCACTTCGGTCACGCGGCGTTGTATAAACCGCCATCTCAGTCGTGCCACGGCCTAGTGCGCCATCTGCAATGGTTGCCCAATCCTCGCCGCCTGTAGACCTCTCAATCACGATTGTAGAGGCATGTGATCCGGCGGATTGGGTCGCATAGGTGCCAGACTTCGAGACGTAGGCATCGAGCAACCGGATGAATGATGTGGTCGTGGCCGCACTCGCTGAAGCCCCAGCAGTGGCAAGCGCCTCGACTTGCTGGTTGCCATTGGCATCGATCCCTACGAGCGTGACCTCTCTGCCGCCGGAACCGTTGGCCGTGTCGTTGGCATTGCCACCTGCCTTGATGCGGAGACTAACCGCTGCGTTCGCTTGGGGCGTGCGATAGAAGCCGGAACGTGTGACAGGCGTGAAGTTAGAACCGATGGAAATATTGCGTCCGAACTTGTTGAACGACCGACAACCCGAAGCCAGCCCGCGCGCAATGTCGAGACTGCTTGGATAGGTCATATCTTCATGGCCTTATATTGAGCCATAATGACCGAAGCGCCGGATGCGTCATAGGCATCACTTGCATCGCAGTCATCGCCACGGTTGCTATAGAGGAAAGCCGCAAGCTGCTTGACGGCACGTTTCATCGGAGACGGCACTGCTGCTGCATTGGCGAATCCAGACACATAGATGATCTGGATGGCGTTATTGGCTCGCAGAGCAACCGGCCAAGTCTGGCCCCGCTTGAGTGTGAGGCGTCCGGGAGTCTGGTAGATGTCAACGTCGAAGACGTTGGCAACCGTGACTGCCGTTGCATTGCTGCCCTCGTCGTAGACAGTGACCGATGTGATCGATTGAAGAGGCCAACGCGGGATAGCAAGGCTTTGAATGGTGCTGGTGCGCGCCAGTTCGGTGATCGACATCTCGCGCACGCCATCCCACCAGGCCTCGCCACCAGCGGGCCAGCGATCAAGCGACAGCCGCCATGACTGCGTGATGAATGCAAGGCCGGTCATGTTCTCGATCTCGGTCCTAGCGTCCGTGATTAGCGTATTCGCCTCCGCGTCAGGGAGTTCCGTCGAATCAGTGCGAAGATGCGTGCGGAGTTCCGCAGCCGTTACCGGCTCGGATGCAGGGGCGGAAGTAAGAACCGAACCCCGAAACTGATAAAGCGGAACGGCGGCGCGAAGGCTCATAGATTAACCTTTCCTAACTTTCTTCTTTGGCGTTTCGATCTTGGTTTCCAGATCAGGGATTGACTGGATTTCGATTGCCACACCATCCGCTATTGCCATTTCTGCAATAGGGCTTTCGATGGTTGTTCCGGCTTTTAACCTTAAGATCGTATGCCCTTCTGGGGCGCACGCATAATCATGGAGAAGAGTTGCTTTCATCTTATGTATCCATTGGCGGGTTGATGATGGTCAGGCCGAGACGCCCCATTGCTACGAATGGTTCCTGTTGCGTGACATCAACTGTTGCAAAGAGTTCGTCTACATCCTGCTGCGTGCAAACAACGCCTTGCGCTGTAGCTGCCGTGTAGACCGCCACTGGATCGCCGGGTTCGCTGCTAACCAGCGCCCAGTTGCCATCTTCATCAAGTGCCCAGACCTGTAGCGGCACAAGATACCCATACTCGGGCGGCACATAGCCCGACGAGATGTAGTGAGATGCGGGGTCTAGGTCGGATGCAGACAAGGGTGTGGTCCACATACCTTCGCCGCCGGGGCCAAAGGATGTGGCAATCTGACGGGCCAACTGAACGCTGTCAGCCGGGACAATGAGAGTGCGGAAAATGTAAGCCATCAGTACGCCATCGTCTTTCCGTTGACCCATTTTTCGGTGTCGCTGATCGTGGTTGCGTCAAGGTTTGCGCCGAAGCGGACGATTAAACTATAAATTTTTCCGTTGAGGTATCCGGTAGCAGTAGCTTGTCTGCCTATGTATAGTACCTGCGAACCAAAACTTGTCACCCCACTATCCGTAGCAGAGCCCGTTGCCTTGACCGTTCCGTTTTCTCTCAAGGAAATTTCACCTGCACCTGCTGCGGCGGCGTCATACAGAGTTGAAAACACAACTGTATAAGGCGCAACTTTGGTAACGCGCGGTGACAAGTTAAGAGCCGACCCATATAGAACGGCGCGGTAGGAATTTGTTGAACCATCGCCAGTAATAAGACGCAGCACGGCATCTGTCGCAGTAGTCGTAGTATCGCCAAACTGCCATACTGGACTATTGTTTGACCTTGGTGTCTCTACCCTGACCCCGGCAAACATCTGTGCTTTAACTCCAGCACCGGGATTAATAGAGGCTGTAGTAAGGAAGTCATCTGTGCCATCAAAGCGGAGGTATAGCGGGAAGCCAGTGGTGTCGTAGTCCGTGGAGGTGGTGACACGCTGGTAGGCGGGGAGACCCACGCCGTCGTTGGTGACGCGGAGGTCTGCAAAGGTTACTGACCCAACTACAGTCAGTGTTAATGTGCCAGCAGTACATACCAGCGAGTTTGACCCAGCGGTATATACGCCTATGTTGGTTCCAGATGCCGTGACTGTACCCGCCCCACTGAACGAAAGGGTGTAGGTAGCGGCAAGTGTAGTGACGCTCTGCGTAGACAGCGTAGCCGTAGCCAAAAGCTGGTTCACCCTAGCACTCAGCACGGGGCGGGAGGCAGATGTGGCTTGCGATGCGGTGTTGCCGCGACCGGATTTGTCAAGAATGCGGCCTACAGGTTGCTCCACCGCCGTAACAGGCGTGGTCCCCGCGCTGTCTTGGAACATCGTGGTGAAATCAGACGGATCGTACCAAGCACCCTGCTCACCTGCTGAGAACAATGCACCAGGAGAAAAACTGCGTCCATAAAGAACAGTAGATGAGAGAAGGCCAAGACTTAGGTTTATTATGGTGTCACTTCCGACAAGAGGGCTTGCAATATTGTCGCCATTCGCCAATCGAAGTCTAATTATTTCCGCGCCAAAGTCTGTCATTTAATCAGTAACCTGACGGACAACGATGATTCCGAATGTGTCTGTTCTAACCGTGTCACCGCTGACAATTTTAAGATCACAAATCAGTGGTCGTTCTTCATCAGTAAGAGGCCACGCGGAAGTATCACTAGCGGAAATTAAAATTTCCCCAGTCGCCGCCCCAGATGTATCAATCGTCAACGTAGCAACCGCCGAAAAGTCCCATGTTTTGACCTGAGAAGTCACGGTGTCTCCGGTCAAATCAACGACTCCATCCGCATCCGAGACAATGATTTTCCTGGTGAACGTATCACTTCGCTTATGATTCGTTGTCTGGATGCGGCTTGCCATCAATGCCATCCAATGACGGTTGCTGTGGTTGCTGCGCGAACTTGAACGGCGCAGATTGGAAGAATTTGTCCCTTTACAACCGCGTATGTCACATCAACGCCGCCAATATCACGAACAACAAGATTGTCGTCTGCGTTGACATAAAGAGCGCGAGGACGAACCGCAAGATCAGAGTCTCCTGGCGTAATGGAGAAGTGCCGATATGCGGGACTTTCAAGCCCCATTGTATGATTGGAATACGGATCAGACATTTTTTATCTCCGGCTGGAGTGAGAAAGGTAGGGGCGGCTTTGAAACCGCCCCTTCGAGATTACGTAGCAGCCACGTTGGTGCCGACGAAGGTGGTGGCAGCGCGGTGCGGCACATTGAGGATGCCGTAGACCTTGACGGTCGCATCGGTGCCGGTGGTGCCAACGCCGTTCATGCGAACATAACGCTTGCTGCCCTTATAGCCGATGCCGCCGATTATCTTGTTGTCATCGCCATCGGCAGTGACAGACAGGGCAATCGTGCCATTAACCGAATCAGCAGCGACAATGGCCGCAGCGTCACCAGCAACGGTCGTGTCGGAGTGCTGGGCCGTGAATGTGAAGCCAGCAGCAGCGCCAGCATCGGTCACGGTATCGGTGGCAAGCATCAAAGTGACGGCATCAAAGCCACGGGTGTCAACCCACGAAGTAGCCCCGGCAGTGGTGCCAGAGAGGGTCACGGTGCCAAGCAGGACAACCTGCTTGTTAGAAAGCATATCACGCATCTCAAGAATCCTTCTTATCGGCGTGGTTGCGGAGCGGCGTTATTGCCGCCCCGCGTTAGTGCTTTAGGCAGTGAACTCGATCAGCTTGAGAGCCTCGAAGTTCACGACATCGCCGCCCACACGCTTCGTGGTGTAGAACTCAACGTAGGGCTTGGCAGAATAGGGATCGCGCAGAGTGCGGATGCCGAGACGATCCACGATCTGATAGGCTTCGCGCATATCGCCAACGGCGATGGAGAGCGAGTCCGTGGCCGGATCGGGCATGTCCTCGAAGGACGCGACCGGATAGCCGAGCAGCGAAGCGGGCTGACCGGCAGCGATGCCGGGAGACCACAGATAAGCGCCGTCCGAGTCCTTGAGCTTGCGCGTCAGCTTGAGCGTGGCGCGGTTCATGAACCAGGTTGCGTTGGCGCGGTACTGCTGCTTGAGGCCATAGAGCGCGTTGATGAGAACATCGCCACCGTTCGGAGCGGCAGCAAATGCGCCGTTCACACCGGTATCGAAACGCTCGATGGTGCCGGGGAGCGTGGTGCCAGACGGGAAGGTCAGGAAGCCACGGGGCTTGTTGACGCCGTTGCCGACAACGAAAGCGTTGGCTTCGTCACGGGCGAACTTCTCGGCAACCTTGGAGGCAAGCCATGCTTCCATGTTGATCGAGGCGTCATCGAGCAGCTTCTGCGTTGCCTTGGGCTTCGCATAGAGTTCGTGGGCAGGAATGCGCCACTTGCCAAGCTGCGGCGTGTTGGTCTCAGGACGGCTGTCCGTTTCGCCAACCCAGCCCGAAGAGGCTTCGTTGAGATCGAACAGACCTTCGAGGGCATCAGAAGAGATGACCTGGATCGAGGCGTATGCACGCATCGGGCTGGTCTCGAAGACCTTCATCACGATCCGGCCAGAGAGGTCGGGATTGACCACGTAACCGCCATCGGGATCGGTGCCGACCGAGAGAGCCTTGCGCTCGTCCGGCCCCATGACTTCTTCGCCCTTGCGGAGGAAGGTGTCGAACGCGGCCTTGTAGCCGTCCATGTCGGCAGCGCCGAAGGAACCAGCAACAGCGCCACGGCGGCGGGCATTCATGGAAGCCCACTCCTGGGCCTTGCGGTCGAGATCGACCACTTCGCCACGCTCGTCGGTGACGATGCGGGACTGACGCTTGGAAGCCAGAACGGCCTCGTCAGCGATCTTCTGGGCCTTCTCAAGATCGGCTTCAATCTTCTGAAGCTTGGCCTCGGTCACGACATCGGCGCTGCCCTTCTTTTCGATCTGGGCAAGGCGTTCGTCGTTTGCCTTCTTGAACTCTTCGAATCCGGCGTGCAGCGCGTCAACCGCGCCGATGGCCTTCTTGATTTCCTCTGACATGCAGGGATTCCTTTAGCTTTGACAGTGACTGTAAAAGGGCATCGACGCCCTCGATTACGGCCTCTTCATCGCCAGCGTCCCGCTGTCTCTGTAGGGCTTTGAATCCGTGGAGAGTGAGAGCCACGGCCTCTTTGCGGGAGTATCCTGCATCGCGCAGGAAACGCTCGAAATCTCTTTCAGTGGTGATCGATTTGACGTTCGTCACCTTTGCATCCGGCAGCATCGGGAACGTCACAAGGCTGATCTCGAATAGGTCTACTTCCATCAGCTTGCGAACACGGCCATCGCCTTCCGGGATGGCTTCCATTGTGCGATAGCCGATAGACATGGAATCGATGGCCCCGGCGCGGAGAAGCGCCATTGCCTCGCGGCCCTTTTCTACTTCCTTGAGAAGACGGCCACGGACAAACAGGCCGCGTTCGTCCTCGTAGATTTCATCCCATACGCCGATGGGCTGGCTCATATCGTGCTGCCAGAGCATCTTGACTTTACGAGAACCGAGCGATTTGCGGAATGCGCCGCGTTCGACAACATCCATTCCCTGATCGACAACGCCGAAGACGGAGGCATAGCCTTCAAAGACGCCATCTTGATCCGGTTCGCGCTTGAGCGTGAGGGATACGTTCTTATGCTGGATCGGTTCGGACATGAACTTGTCGCCCTCTTCTCTGCGAACTATTGCGTTGGCCCATGAGCGGCCAGGATCACCGCCCCACAAAGCCCATGCGATGCGGCCAGCGGACGGATAGCCGTCTTCGCCGGGAGAAAAGCCCTCTCCTTGCTTGTCCACCTCATGGCGGGCGAAGTAGGAGACCATCCGCTTGACGGTATCGAGCGAAAGGTTGCGGCGGTTCTTGATGTCTCGAGCGCGGGCAACGCCGATCTCGGTGCCGCCACGATTGAACTCATCACGCCAATCAAGGCCGCGTGTGGCTTCTCGTGCCATTGCCTCGTTGGGAGAGAACCCATCGGCCTTGCCTTCCCATTTGGAAATGCAGACGGCATAACGCTGATCTTCATCGGGAAAATCAGACATTGCCTCCTCGTCGCTCATGCAACGGGAGATGAACTCGTCTTCGTTTTCGGTCGGGCCGGGGCTAGGCATGAGGGGAATATATCATTGCTTGATTGAAATCACAACATGGCCTCAAGGGCGGCTTCGTCTACGATGTAACCAACGGCGCAACGGCAGTTGATAACCTCATCGGCGGGGCCGGATGGATCGCCGGGAAAGGCTAGGTCAGAATCGCCCACGCGGAACGTATCGTCCATTCCGACAACCTGACCGTTTGCCTCGCGGTGCGTCTCTCGGGTGCGGTCATCGGCAGCGGACAGCCACTCGCGGGACAATGGCAAGCCGGTCTGCTTTGCGGCCTCCTGTGAGCCGTAATTGGCAGCGCCGTGCGTCTCGGTGCGGGCGATCACCTCGGCCCTGTAGGACGAAATCTGCGGCACCAGATCGAGGATGTATGACGCAGTGCCGCGTTGGCCCAAGCCGTCCTCGTATCCTTTCCGAACTGCCCGAATTATTTGATCGCGAGTTGTTTCCGTCACCTCTGTGATGCGGCGGCGGATCGCCTCTTGCTCAATAAAGCGCAATGCCCTGCGCGTCATGATCTGGGCGAAACTCTCTTTCGTCTCCAGCTTCAAGCCTCGCGCCTTGGCTTGCTCCATGATGCGAGAGCCGAACGTGGTGATCGAGGCAATTGCCATCTGGCGATAGGTCGCCTCGATGCGATCACGGAAGTCGCGCGGCAAGATGACGTTGCCGGTCTGCTCCCAATGCTCGACCATCTCACGCATGGCGGTTGCGATCTCACGCTGAAGACGGCCACGGAATTGAACCGTCAGCCTATCGAGCAATGCGCCTTGGCGGCGCACCTCGCGGCGGGTGTTCGAATCAACCAGCCTTCGAGCCATAGGCCAGTGCCTTGATGTCTGTCTCGGTGAGGCGCGGCTCGAATGATGCCGCTGGCGTGATGATCGAACGGGCTTCTGTTTCGTCCATACCGGGGAACGCAACCAGCATCATCTGAATTGCACTCTCGGCTGGCAACATGCCATCGGCAACTGACTGAACGATCTGCACCATCGATGCAATCTGTGCGCCGTTGAGCGCCGTTTCCTGCACGCTCGTGGTGCCGGTCACTGCCATGCTCGTCTCTCCTGTGATGTCGCCCTCGGCAAGTGAAAGCGGAATCTGGCTAGACGCCACGAACAAGGTGTCACCGCCATCGGTCGGCCCATAGCCCTTCAAGGCGCGGCGCTCATTGATGGTGAGGTCTTGTGACTGGTCAGCCATCTGCCACATCGAAAGTCGCTTCTCGGCAATTGCCGGTATGCTGTCGATGTCAGGCTTGATCTCGACACCGTAGATGGAGCCGAGCCAATTGTTCCAATCGTTCACGATCATCTGGAGCAGCGGCAATGCCGTGTCTTCCCAGAACGCCAGACGGGCCTCGGCATAATTGGAATAGGTGTTGTCGCCGGGAATGCCGAGCAACTGCGGCGGAACGCCGAATGCTAGGGCAACGTCACGAGCCGAGGAGAACTTGACCTCGATGATGCCCATGTCGGTCGGGCTTAGGCCCATCTGCTGCCAGTCAAGGCCACCTTCGAGAAGCATCGGGCGACCGGCGTTCGAGGAACCGGAATATTGCTCTTCGATCTGGGCTTTGAGGCGGTTGAAATTCTCGTCAGATAGCGTGCCGGAATCCTTGACGGTCAATGCACCGGAAGGGCGTGCCGAGTTCTGGAGCAAGGCTTGCATCCAGTTCATGGCTTCGTTGTTCTGGTCGATGGCGTATGAACCCGCCTCGATTGGACTCATTCCGTACCAGTCGTTCAGCGGGTTGAACAGCTTCAAATGCCGCACATCGCATTCGAGCGTTCGCGGGTCCATTTCCCACCGCACCTTGTTCTGGCCGAGCGTGTATTCATAAGCAGACGGGATGCCGTTGGATGACGGAACGATCTTCATGCGGTCGGGTCGAAGCTGGTAGAGTTCCTTGACCTCGCGGCCCACCATGAACCGCTCTTCGTAGCCGTTGCCCGCGATCATCAGGAACGACACCTTGGCGCGAACGTAATCGGAATAGGACTGAAGCGGATTCGGGCGCTCAAGCAGCGTGATCAACGGGTGGTCGACCAGTTCCGTCTCGCCACGATAGACGCCAAGATGGACAGATGCGATGGCATCAGCGATCCGGTTGATGGCCTGATATGCCACCACGTTCTTGCCATAGGCTTCTTTTGCGAAGCTCTCGTAGTTGCGTGGCGACCACACGGCTTGGCCGGGATTGATCACCATCAGCTTGGCAGCAGCGGATTCCTTGCGCTCTTGCGGGCGGCGGAAACGGTCAAAAAGTCCCATCTAGAACCTCACAAGGCGCGAACCGCAGGAGCAGACTGCGGCGCGGTCATATCGGAAATTGCACTCATTGCGGCGTCTATCATATCATCATGCGTGCCGTTAGGAAAGACGGACGCCTCGGACATGAAATCGGCCAGGTGGTCAATATTGGACATGATATAGACGTTGCCCGATTGGACATAGGGCGCGGCATCGAATGCGCGTGTCACTTTGTCGGTGTTTCGCTGAATCGGAATGATCGGAATGCCTTCGCGTTTCAGCTTCTGGATCAGGCCGGTGCCGCTTACCTTGTCTTCGACCTTGAAGGCTCGAAGCGGCCCATGATACGTTTGTGCCAGATGCTTTTTCCAGAATGCCCGAGCCATCGTTTCCAGTTCTGGAGCCTCCCACTTGCCGCGTGCCATATCGAGCAGCACGATCTGTCCGGTTTGCGTTTGGCCCCAGCATTGGAAGACGGAATAGTCATTCTGTTCCCTTGTCTTTTGCGCGGTGTCGGCATAGATGGCACGCCACTTGAGCGGCGGCATAGCCTCATAGAACCGCCACCATTCATCCTTGAAGATGCCTCCGCCAAGCGGGGCTGGGCGTTGCATGTATTGACCAGCGAAGACGTAGGGGCTTGACTGCTCGAGGCGGTCGAGCATCTCAGGCGGGAATTGTTCCGGCCAGAACGATGATCCATCTGGATCACGGGCAGGGATGACAAGGCTATCCCAATGTTCACCGGAGCCGCCGCCTAGAAGCCAGCCGGAAAGATCATCCTCGTGGAGCCGCTGCATGATGACGATGATCGGCGTGTCGGTCTTGTTGAGGCGTGATTGTATCGTGGTCTGATACCAGTCAATCACGTTCTGCCGCATGATAGGCGAGGTTGCTTCACCTGCCTTGTGCGGATCATCGATGATGATGGCACCGCCGAAGCCGTCTCGCATCTTGCCAGCGCCGTAGCCGGTGATGGTTCCTTCTGCGCCGGTTGCGTAGACAATGCCGCCGTGTGAGGTGCGGAACTCATCCTTTGCCTTGCTATCGTCTTGAAGCGACACCCACGGGAAGATCGAGCGATAGGTCTCGTGCTGCATCATGGCGCGGATGTCGTATGCGTTGGATGTAGCGAGGCGCTTTGAATAGCTGGCGTGGATGAATTCGGCATCTGGTACGAGGCCGATGGTCCAGGCGATGAATGCCTTGACGGCAATCTCGGTCTTGCCGGATCGAGGCGGCACGTTGATGATGAGCCGCTTGATGCGGTGAGCGAATACCTGTTCGAGGCTGCGGCAGATCGCCCGCTGATGCTGGTTCGGTAGCATGTCCTGATTGGTGCGGGCGCGGTAGATCGTGCGGGCGAACTTATAGAGCCGTTGATGGTTGGCGGCTCGATGCTCACTCGGCGTCATCGTAAATCTTGTTGAGCGCAGCAAGGACGGCGGCGGCGACTGGCTCCGGTCTTAGCGATCCATCCTCGTTCGAGATGTCCACGGTTTCGCGCCAGCGTGCGCGCGTCTTGAGCCAGAAGATCATGGCGGTTGTATCGCCAGCCTTTGCCTTGTTGAAGAGCGCACCTCCGATGGTTGCGTTGGCCTTGTCCCTGGCTTGCTTCAGTTCAGCGGAATAATACTTGTAGAGCGTCTCTTTGTGGATGCCGAGGATTTCGGCAATGCTCTCATGCGTGGTGCCGACCGTTGCGTGGAGCGAGACCAGCTGGCGCTGCGCGTCTGTCGGTGCGTGAGGCTTGCGGCCTAGCTTGCCTTTGGTTTCTTCGGTCATGTCGAGGCCTCAAGTTCCTTGCGTTTTTCGGCTATGGCAACATCATATGATGCGGCGCTGTCCTTCTTCCAATCATAGCGGTTGGAAGCGACATCCTCAAATGTCTGGCCGGTGGATTCGAGCGTTGCCTTGTTGCCGGTGAATTCCTGCCAGCGTTTGACGATGACATCGCAATAACGCGGGTCTAGTTCCATGAGGCGGGCATAACGCCCGTGCTCTTCTGCTGCGATCATAGTTGTTCCGGAACCGCCGAAGCTATCCAGCACAACGTCACCGCCCTTCGTATTGTTGAGCATCTGATAGGCAAAGAGTGCGACCGGCTTCATGGTCGGATGCTCGCCGTTGCGCGCTGGCTTATCGAATTCTAGGATGGTGGTCTGCTTGCGGTCGGTCGCCCAGAGATGACCGGCTCCCTCTTTCCATCCGTAGAGGCACGGCTCGTGCTTCCAGTGATAATCTTGACGGCCCATGACCATTGTTGACTTCTTCCAAATCAAACACTGACGCACCTTCCATCTGGCGTCATGGCACGCACCACGGAAATTGTATCCCTCCGAATCGGCGTGCCAGATGTAAAACACAGCGCCTGGTTTCATGACGGTGTCTGCTGTCACGCACGCATCTCTCAGGAACTGACGGAATTGATCATCTCCCATTTCGTCGTTCTGAATCTTGAGAGCGTCTTTTGTCTTTCCCTCATAGGCGACGTTATAGGGTGGATCTGTAAGCCACATATCGACCAATTGGTTTTGAACCAAAGTCTGCATGGCATCCACGCTAGTGCTATCACCGCACATCAGCCGGTGCTTGCCCATCAGCCAAACGTCACCCAGCACAGTCACCGGATTGGCTGGCGTTTCCGGCACCGCATCCGGATCGGTCAAGCCCTCGGTCTTCTCCGCGAGGAAGTTCTCAAGTTCGCCGGGATCAAAGCCGGTAAGGGACAGATCGAAGTCCATGCCCTGCAAGTCACCAAGTTCGACTTTCAGCAGATCAATGTCCCATCCGGCATCGAGCGCCATCCGGTTGTCAGCAATGACATAGGCGCGCTTCTGGGCCTCCGTGAGGTGGCTTGCCTCAACGCACGGCACTTCCTTCAGTCCCAGCTTGTTCGCCGCCAGGACGCGCCCGTGTCCCGCCACGATGCCATTCTTGCCGTCCGTCACCACCGGATTGATGAAGCCAAACTCTTTGATCGAGGATGCGATCTTTGTGACCTGGGCATCGGAGTGCGTCCGGCTGTTGCGGGCGTACGGGATGAGGTCGGCGGTTGGAATCAGCTTATAGGTCAGCATTGCTGTCCTTTTTATTGTCGGTTTTCTGAACTGCCTTAACGGCAAGTTCGATGTATCGCGGAATCGGCTGCTTGCCGGTTTCATAGGCTCGGAACGTATTGCGTGCGAGGCCAAGGGCCTCTGCTGCCTTACGCTTTGATAGGGCAACCGAGGTGCGCCATTGGATGAGTTCGTCTGCTGTCATGCGGCGCAATATAGAGCAAAAAAAACCCCGCCACAAGGGCGGGGCTAGTTGCTGCGGCGGGAGGAGTAAACCGCAGGGGGATCAGTATCGATATGGATGCTTTGGCACTTCAATGCCCATGCGTCTAGCCTTTTCCCTCATCTCGCGGATGGCCTTCCATTCGTTCTGCCGGATGCGCTCTCTCGTGACGCCATAGTCTTTGGCGATCTCTTCGAGCGTCCTTTCCGGCTCGCCGTTGAGCCCGAAGCGGGCTTCGATCATGGCGCGGCGCTTTGGGTGGGTGATGGCAGCGACCAGCTTGGCGAGAAGCGGCTTGTCTACTTCGAGGCTGGACGGTGCGGCGATCTGAGCGAGTTGCTCGGCGTCGATCTCTGCCTCGATGGAGTTGCGGGCTGTTAGCAAGTCTCGCATGTGGTGCGGCCAGAGTTCTTCCGGCTCGATGCGGAGTGCAGAGGAGATATCCATTGCGAGTTCTGACCAGTCGCCGTTGGCGATGGGCTTTTCGCGGAAATTTATAATCGCGTTGATATGTTGCGGCGACTTCCCCATGAAGCGGGAAAAATCGGCTTGTGTAGCAAACCCTGCGGCCTTGATGGCGCGGAGGAGTCTGGCGTTGCGAACGGTGACTTTGACGGCGAAGTCGGTCATTGGTGAGGTTCCGGAAGTGGCATCCATGCGGTGACGTTATTGAGTTTCTCGCCTCGGGGCCCGTCATCGTGCCACCGTTGGCTTGTTTTATTCCATCGGGCGATGCGAATGCGGTGGAAAGTTTCGACGGGACCGCCGAACATGGCAAGCTCGAATTTGCTGGTCTCGTAGGTACAGGTTACGAGGACACATCCTTCGGGCTTGCGGTCGCCTTTGGCGATAGGGGTCCATGTGGCGGTCATTCGGTCCTCGTGACTTTGGTGCCGATGATGCCTCTCAGGCTGATCTTGCGGCAAGTGTAGCGGCGGGGGCGGTAGTAGCGGGCGGCATCGTGCTGGAGTGATTTGGAACTGCGACCGGGAGCGAAGAAGGATTCGCCCACTTCGATAATGCGCCACGGATACTTGGGCGGACGTCCGCTTGGCTTGGGCTGGCCAGTCACTTCGAGGCCTCCTCTGCCCTATAAACGATCCAGATCGAACGTGCGCGGGGCGTCAGGTTGCCGATGCTGATGGCCATGTCGGCCATGCGGAGGCGGGCGGCTTTGGACTTGGTGTGGCGGCGCATCTCTTCGATGACGAGAGTGGCTTCCTCGCCGGTCTGGGGCGGCTTGCGTGGGCGGGTGGCGAGTTCGGCCATTGCGGCGTGGCCTTTGGCAAGGATGTCGGCTGCGGTGGTCATTGGTAGTTCTCCCTTAGAGTGCGTCGATACCGTTGTGGCAATCCTGCCACATTTCCTCGTTGTTCCAGATATTGAGGAACTCGGCGGCGGTGGAGGCCTTGGCTGCGATGGCTGCGGCTTCGGTGCGGCTGATGCAGAGGCCGGTGGCGCGCTCGGAGACGTAGCCGCAGAAGCCGGTGCTTCCGATGTTGAATGCGGCGTAGGCGGTTTCGAGTACGGCTTGGTCGTTGGTCATTGGTGGCTCCTATTGGGTGGGTGGGTGAGGGGCGCTAGGCCCCTCGGTTAGTCTTCCTTGCTCTTCTCAACCCAGCGCACCCACTCTGCCCGCTTGTTTACGGTGTAGCCCTCGCGCTTGGCATCAGCCTTGAGGTCCGCGAAGTAAGCTTCAAACTTTTCTTTCAGGTTCGTCATCTGCGTCTCTCCCTTGTTGATGTCCCCTTATCCCATACCTTGCAGAAATATGCAAGCGTCATGTTGCGGGAAAGTGCAAGAAAGTGCTATCCCCATAAATGCCAATCCTAAGCCTTTGAAATTGTTGGGCTTTTAATTAACGGCGAATATACGGCGTAGCCGAGAAACCGCCAAAGAATGGCAGATTTGCTTGTGCTTTCAATGGCTTAGGCATTTCACGGGATTAAAGGCAATTAAATGATTTATGGGTGAAGGCGGAAGGGGAGTCCCGGACGGGTGGGTGGTGGTGGGTGGTGGGGTGGTGGTACTGTAATATATATAAATAGTATAATTCTCTCTATATATATACAACACTAGCAACATCAAGCACTTGCACGATCCATTTAGGGGGTGACGCCCTGCCCTCGAATAAGGCCCGTTAAATAAGAAAAGGCCCCGGATCGCTCCGAGGCCCTGCCACTAGCGCATGTCCCTAGGTCAATCTTCCGTGGCGTCAGGTGCCGGGATGAACCACGCCATTCTCGGTCTGCCTCGCTGTCCCTTGTTGGTATGGCGGCATTGGATGCCGTAGTCTGCAACCAGCTTGTCCATCACCTGACCACGGTCTCGGAGCGTCAAGGCATCGAACGCAGAGATGCGGTTGCCCAGTTCGGATTCCGTCAGCCCCTTGAGACCGGATGCCCTAAGCTTGGCAATAACGGCCTTGCAGATCGCCTGATGGCTGCTCTCGGCCATGTTGTCCCGGAACATGGCGATGGCGCGCCGGTTGTAGAACCTGACATAATCAATCGCCCACTGCATGGGCTCAGGTCCGATCTCGGTCTCGCCCAGTGACCTAGCGACAATCAGGCTGACCCGCATGGCGATCTCACGGCTGCGGTTGTACATCGCCTCGAGGCCGGTTTCGCCCTCGCTCTTAATCGCTCCGACCAGTTCGGCCTCATAGTCCCGCAAGATGTCCATTGCTGGCCTTGTAAAGGGCACCTCGACGGGATCGGGCGGCATGTCATAGGTATTGGTGCCGGTCAGGTTTCCAGCCCCAGAGTGCGCCTGTGCCTGTTCTTGGAGCCATCCGATGATGCGGTCGCCAATCGGCACGATCCGCCGCTCCTGGCTCATCTGAACGCCAATCTCAGACTTGACGATGAGGAAGCGGTTCAAGAGGCCAGACGCGATGTCGCCGCCTGAGATGGCCCCATAGAACTCGCTGGGCGTAGACATGCCTAGGAGCGTCAAGGACGGTCTTCTGATGACCTTCTCGAATGCCTCTGCCTGTTCCTTGGTTAGGCCGATGGTGGCGTATCCTTGTGGCCGCAAGACGCCATCCTGCCGCCCGAAGCACTCCATGATGGCGGTGAGGCTATCAGCCTTGTGCTGCATCGAGCGATTCGCGGCAGACTTGAGGGTTCGGCCTAACTCATCGATCACGGAAACGTGAATAGGCCGGGAGATAAGCGCCGAGAAGACGCCACTGGCGCTGGTGTAACCGGCTGGCCCTAGCAGATGCCCTAGCTGTGCTGCATCAAGCATGGCCTCTATGACCGTCTTGGCGTGTTCCTTGCCGCAACCAGTCTCGCCAATATTGAGCAGGTACAGGTTGCTAAAGTTGCGCTGGCTGGTTGTCCATCGCCGCCCCATTGCAACGGCCCCAAGAGCAATGGCGGCTTGAACCGCGAACTGCGGCTGCGTCTTGATGGCGGTGGTCTCATAGTAGCGAACCACATCTTGCAGCACGCCAGGGATCGAAAGCAGGTGCGCCGGGATGGATGCCAGCGGATTGTCTGGCGTGACGCTGGTAGTTCGTTTGGAAGGCAGCACGCCGGGAGTTGCTGCCTTCCCGTGGTCAATCTGAACCTTCGCCTCGGGCGTCCACTCATGGCTCGGATCGGTCGTGATGTTGAGGAATGCGGCGGCTTGTTTGACCGCTTGGCTCATGTTCCCGCCATGCTCGAACTGAAGGTATAATTCGAAACAATCGAAAGCATGTTCGTTGCCGAACGGGTCGGAGCCGTGGTGGCTGAAGGCGGTGTTATTGTCGAACACATTACAACCGGCCAAGCCGGTGCCGCTGTTCGGGCTGAGATACCGATTCGGGGCGGTGCGCTTGTAGCCATACTTGACCAGCAATTCGCCAATATTGTGCGCTGCATTATAGGCGTCGATCACGGATGTGCCGGGATTGAGCGCGCGAACCCGAACCGGGGCTTGATACTCAGGCCGCACCTTCCACGGGCATAGGTCCATCATCTGCGGTCTGATCTTGTCCCATTCGTCCCACATGATCTGAAGTTGACGCGGCAGGATCGGAATCTGATCGAATGGCAATCCTTCCCAGGCATAGGGCTGCATCGTGTCGGGATGGATCGAAGGCGGCAGGACATCTTGCACCGGCCCACCGCGCAACTCGAACACAGTCGTATTGCCTCGGCCATCCTTGTTAGGCCACGCGATGGAGTGGCGGGAGAGGTCATCCCGATGGGCGCGGAAGATCAGCTTGCCTCGGCCCTCCCGGCCACGGATACGCGCGGTTGACGCCATCAAGGCATCGAGGTCAATGCCCAGCCCCTCGAAAATAATCCGCGTCCATTCCATGTGATCGATGTCGATCGCGCATGTGCCGGTCCATTGATGGATGAGGCCGACATTCCAAGTCGGATTCTTGGAGTAGAAGTCGATGGCACCCTGGCCGGTGAGCGCCTTGTCCTTCTGGTTCCAGCCGTAGGATGTCGGCCCCTTCTGCCCTGCCGGGATCGGGACGAGATACCAGCCGAGTTCGGTGTATTGCTTGATGCTCGCTATGATGGTCATGTTAAGGACGGCACTCCATGAAGGATTGAATTATTTCTGCCGCGACTTGCGGGACAATCGCATTGCCATAGGCGCGCAGTCGTCCCACTCGGGCGGCAGCCCCATGAGCCAGCGGGAATGTGCCGGATTCAACTGGCCTCCACTTTCCATCCCGGCAGTGGAGCCAGTCAGCAGCTCGCCAGTGGCCGTTAGTCGGGCTGGGCCTGCCATAGCTGCAAAATCCTGTAGGTTCGACTGACGGCCGGCCTCCTTCCGAGCTATTACCTTGTCCGGGTCTTGATAAGCATTCTTCACATTGCTCGCGTTCGGCGTCGGCCAGCCCGACCTCGCCGCTGCCATATTCAGCGTCATGTTCTTGGCCATTGGGTCGTATTCTATCCCCCGCGCCGCATCCGTAACTGTCGGCGTCGGCCAGCCCGCTTGCCACACTACGCGCCCCAGCAACGCATTCTCCGGCACGTTCCGGCACTCCTGCCCATCCTTCCAATCCCGCGTCGTTGGCGTCGGCCATCCCAACAAACCAGAGGCGCTGTCGGATGTGCGGCGCACCGACGCCCGCAGCGCACAGATCAGCAGCCCCGACGGCGTAGCCCGTTGCTTCCAGGTCAGCGCATACAATGTCGAGCCAGCCGAGGCCGTCCTTGCTCGCAACCTGCTCTCCAAAGACGACTGGAGGACGGCACTCGGAGATGAGCCGGTGAAACTCGGGCCAGAGGTGGCGCTCGTCGGCAAATCCGGCTCCCTTTCCGGCGGCGCTGAAGGGCTGACAAGGGCAGGAGCCAGTCCAGACGGGTCGGTCGTCGGGCCATCCTGCGAGACGGAGGGCGTAGGACCAGACGCCGACCCCGGCGAAGAAGTGGCATTGCGTGAATTTGCCAAGATCGTCGGCTCGAACATCGACAATTGAACGTCCGTCAACTTCTCCATCTGCAATCAATCCTTGCTTGATGAGGTTTCGCAGCCATTCGACTGCATAAGGCTCATATTCGTTATAGTAGGCGGTCACGCTGCACGGCCTTCATAAAACTCCGTGAGCAGCTTGATCGTCTCATATCGAGCACCGGGAGCGCCATCTCGAATCGCTTTCACGGTATTGTAGGAGAGGCCGGTGGCCTTGACGATTTCGGGAATATCAGCCTTGGCAAGTCGGGCACGAATCTCTTCAATGGATAACATGGTCTTGGCTCCTGTTTGGTGATTGCAATTTTTTCTATTGCACGTCCTGCAAAAATATGCAATAAGGCGATTGTTGAGAGAAAAGGAGGCTGACAATGAGCAGCAACATCACGGGCCTTTGCGGGGCCTGGCTTGAAGCCAAACGCCGCGAAGACGAGGCCATTGAGGCGCGTCGAAAGATCGAGCAAGACATCACCGAAGCACTGGATGCCAAGACCGAAGGCGCGATCACGCACAAGGTCAATCCGTATAAGGTCACGCTTACCCAGCCGATCTATCGCAAGATTGATTTGGGCGTCTGGGAGACCGTCAAGCACGACATGCCCGCCGAAGCTTGGCCGATCAAGACCAAGATCGAGGTGGACGATGCCGGATGCAAGTGGCTGGCAAAAGAGCGGCCAGATCTCTGGTCGATCGCTGCCAAGGCCATCACGGCCACGCCGGGAAAGATCGGCGTGAAGGTGGTGGCTGATGAGTAAGGACATCTACGGAGCAGCAGACGCATTGCAGTATGCCAGAGACCATCTGGTCATTGCAAAGACGGACAAGGTGAACCGTGACCATCATGTGCGGTGCGCTGTTGAAAACCTGCGCGAGGCTATGAGGATACTCGGAGTCAAGGAGGCTGAGAACGATGGCAATTGATCTGAAGAAACTGGAGCGCCCGAAAGGGCAACGGCCCATCATCGCAACGGTGTTCGGTGAAGGCGGCATGGGCAAGAGCACGCTGGCTGCGATGTTCCCGAGGCCGGTGTTCATCCGCACCGAGGACGGCACCGCGAGCTTGGCTGGCAACGACGAAGTGATGCTTTTCCCGCTGGTCTCGTCGAGCCAGGAAGTGCTTGACCAGATCGAGGCATTGGCAACGCAAGAGCATGACTTCAAGACGGTCGTGATTGATAGCATCACGCAGCTTGCCACGCTCATCGAGCATGAGATTGTGGCCGCCGATCCCAAGGCCAAGAGCATCAACCAAGCCGGTGGCGGATACGGAGCAGGCTACAATACAGCTGCCGAGAAGCACCGCCAGGTGCGGGAATGGGCTGGCGCACTGGCCTACGAACGCGGCATGAATGTGGTCTTCATCGGCCACGCTGATACCGAGACGCTCGATCTGCCAGACTTCGATCCGTTCGCCAGATATACGGTGCGGATGCACAAGAAGTCATTGCCGCATTACACCGACAACGTAGACCTCGTGGGCCTGATCCGGCTCAAGACATACGTTCGCGGCGACGGCGACAAAAAGCGGGCGATCAGCACAGGCGACCGGGAGATCATCTGCTTCCCGCAAGCCTCGAGCGTGACGAAGAACCGTTTCAACATCACCCAGCCACTGCCGTTCACATTCGAGAGCGGCAACCCTTTTGAAGCTTTTGTAGCAAAGTAGGAGAAGAGAATGAGACTGAATGGATTCGATGCGAATGTCGTGGAGCCGAGTGCGCCACGCGAAACGATCCCGGCTGGCAAGTACAAGGCCGTGATCACCAAGAGCGAGGAGCGCCCTACCAAGGCACAGACCGGCTCGATGCTGGTGCTCACCTGCCAGATCATCGAGGGGCCGCATCAAGGCGTAAGCCTGATGGACCGGCTCAACCTCAACAACCCGAACAAGACGGCAGAAGAGATTGCCCAGCGCACGCTCTCGGCCATCTGCCGGTCCGTTGGTGTGATGATGCCGAATGAGAGTTCTGACCTCCACGACAAGCCGATGATGATCACGGTTAAGGTCAAGCCCGCCGAGGGGAACTATCAGCCATCGAACGAGATCGCCGGATACGAGCCGTGCGAAGGCGGCACACCGGCGGCGGCACCTGCTGCGGCAACGCCACCCTGGAAGAAGAAGTAGCGCAGCATATTAAAGAGCGGGGCGGCTCTCACGGGTCGCCCCTATTACAAGGGAGGATCACATGACCACCGACACCTATGCAATCGAACGCCTGATGAAGCAGCAGCTAGACGGCAACTTCTGGAGCTTTGATGTTGAAGGCCGGATCGTCTGGAATGATGTTGCGGTTGACTTCATCCCGCAGTTCAAACGTTACACATGGACGGACGGCGAGGAAGATCGGCCCAAGGCGCAAATCGTTCGCCGCGATTGGTCGATGGAGGATTTTCAGCGGATGGAGAAGCTGCGGATCAAGGGCCGGTCATGGAAAGACATTGCCAGGAACTTCGGAGCAAGCGACACGGCCACGAGCGACTATTACAAGCGCGTCATTGCCCAGCAAGATGCGAACATGACTAAGGAAGTCACGATCAGGCGAATGAAGATCGTCAAGTGGCTGCATGATCAAGCCACACCAGTGAAAACCATTTGCCTGTTGATGGGCTACGAGCGAAGGTTGGTTGAGAGCGTGACAGGGAGGGAATAAGAATGAAACTAGACATGACATCGCCAATCGTAAAGGCAATCTACCAGCGATACGAAGAGAACCGCCGCAACGCACACAGGCCGCATCTTGGCGGGTCGCAGATCGGGAACATCTGTTCTCGCGCGCTTTGGTATCAATTCCGGTGGACCCATACTGAGAAGCACGAAGGCCGCATCTTGCGTCTCTTCGAGACTGGCGAACGCGAGGAAGGACGGGTGATCCAGAACCTTCGCGCCGCCGGTTGCACCGTCTGGGATCGCGATCCGGCAACAGGTCAGCAGTTCCGATACACGGCGGTCGGTGGGCATTTCGCGTTGAGCCTGGACGGAGTGGTCGAGGGCTTGCCGGAAAGCGCCAAGGTCCACACGCTCGAAGTGAAGACCATGAGCGAGAAGTATTTCAAGGTGCTGTGTAACCTCGGAATCGAGAAGGCGAAGCCGATCTATTATGCACAGTGCCAGATCGGAATGCACCTGAGCGGGCTGGATCGCTGCTTGTTCATTTCGGTCAACAAGAACACCGATGAGATTTATGCCGAGCGGTTGAAGGTCGATCATGCCTTTGCAGAGGGGCTTATCGAGAAGGCCAGAACGATCATATCGACCGAACGGCCACCGCTTGGCATCAGTAACGATCCGGCATGGTTCGAATGTAAGTTCTGTCCATATCATTCGATCTGCCACGGAGATGGCGCTGCGGAACTGAACTGCCGCACATGCGCCTTCTCGACGGCAGAGACAGAAGGCTGGTCATGCGCCAGGCACAAGAAGGCCCTCGATGAGATCGACCAGCGCAGCGGCTGCGGTGATCACATATACAATCCGGCGCTGGTGAAACTGCCCGTACATGACAGCGGCGAGGACTGGATCGACTACATCAACGAAGACGGCGAGATCGTGCGGAACAAGGGCAGGGAGTTCAGCACATGCTAGAACTCCGCCCCTATCAACGCGCCGCCATTGATGGCCTGTACAATTATTGGTCAGACAAGAATGGCGACAACCCCATTATCGTCGCTCCGACTGGCTCAGGGAAAAGCCTTATCATCGCGCACCTGATCAAGGATGCGATGACTTATCCCGGCACGCGCGTTCTGATCTTGACGCATGTCAAGGAGTTGCTGGAGCAGAATGCCAGCGAATTGATCGCGCTTTATCCCGAGGCAGATGTCGGCTTCTACAGTGCCAGTCTTAAGAAGAAAGTTCTGCGGAAGCCGATCACGTTTGCGGGCATTCAGTCGATCCACAAGAAGGCCTATCAGATGGTGCCAGCGCCTGATCTGGTGATCGTAGACGAGGCGCACCTGATCCCGAAGACAGACGGCACACGCTACAACAAGTTCCTCTCCGACCTTCGCATATGCAATCCGGGCGTGAAAGTGGTTGGCCTCACGGCTACACCATACCGGCTCGATAGTGGCTGGCTGCACGAAGGCGACAACGCGATCTTCGACGGCATTGCATACGACATCCCGGTTGCCGATCTCATGGAGCAAGGCTTCCTGGCCCCGGTGATTAGCAAGAGCGGCGTCAAGACCATTGACCTATCGAACGTCGGCAAACGCGGCGGGGAGTATATCGAGAGCGAACTAGCCAAGGCTGCATCTGATCCGGAATTGGTAACAGAAACAGTTGCAGAAATCGTGCGCTATGGTGCGGAACGCAAGGCGTGGCTGGTCTTCGCTTGCGGTGTCAATCACGCCGAGTTGCTCCGTGCCGAGTTCGAGACGCATGGCATTGAGGCGGATGTCGTGACTGGTTCCGATGGCATGACTGCACGCGCCGAGAAGATCGAACGGTTCCGGCGTGGCGGAAGCAAGTGTTTGATCAATGTCAACGTCTTGACCACCGGCTTCAATGTCCCGCATGTTGATCTTGTGGCAATCGTGAGAGCCACCGAAAGCACAGGCCTGTACATTCAGATAGTCGGGCGCGGCACACGCATTGCGCCGGGGAAAGACAACTGTCTGGTGCTGGACTACGGCGACAACGTGATGC